TATAAAAAAAAACACAGTGCTATAACAAATAGTGACATAGTTTGTCAATATAAAACAAATATTCACACCCAGTAACACCAGTTAACACCCAGTAAACTCTAGTCACACCCAGTAAACTCTAGTCACACCCAGTAAACTCTAGTTTAACACCGTGAAACACCAGTTAGCACCCAGTGAACCATAGTTGTACCCAGTGAACCATAGTTATACCTAGTGTACTTTAGTTGTACCTAGTGTACTCTAGTTACACACGGTTAACCATAGTTGGACTAGGTGTACCAAAGTTTTACGGGGGATACTAAGGTTTGATGGGTGTTACAAAGGTTTGATGGGGGAAACGGGGGGCGTGAGGTTTAATATACCACCTCAGATATTTTTTCAATTTTTTAAGAGGGCTTCGCTAAGTATCTGAAATAACTCCATCTTGAGCGAAACCCAGTATAGTTAAATACATTGTAGGCGTAGCATCAACGCCTCGTTAACCTTGCCTCATGATAGGGTATCACGATCATACCCCCTTATAGAGAACTAGGTGTCATTACTGATATACGGTATATCCATAAGTAGCCATAATAACCTCCTGTATTTATCCAGTACCTATCATTTAGTGATAGTTGTTGGTATATTTTTGTTAGAAAAAAGAAGAATACCTTCTGTAAGTACCTAAAATACCATCATCTTGAGCGAAACACAGTATAGGCTCCCTGTAACACTGGGGTATCTCTAGGTTTCACCTGATGTAACCAGTTGATTCTGGGTGAAAAAAAGCGAAACACAGTGAGCTAAAGTTTCTTCCATGTGTATATCCAACTGACATCCGAGTATCTCACATAGTGCATGGAAACACTCGTGTGTAAGACAGCGTCTAAAGTGCTCATAGTCGTCATACACCTCTTTCAAATAGATATGGGTATCTATACATAGACCATCTGCTTCCTCTTGGTTACACTTCCATTCTGAGACCGTCACGGGTACCTTAGTACCAAGTATGTTGACCTCAGTTATATAAGGTGTTTTAAACATGTATTCTCCTTATCTTGTTTAATGATTATTAAACATGTTATTGTGTTAAACATATAGTATAATATATATATATATATATAATTATCTAACAATTATATATTGTGTTATATATTTCTTAAATATTTCCTCCCCTTCTTATCCCCACTATATGTCTCTAAGTGCCACTAGGTGTTACTATAGTGATACATAGTTAGATATAGGAGGGAGGGAGGGGGAGGGATAACTAGGTAATACTAGGTCATATAGAGCGATACATAGTATACTGGGAGTAACTTGATTGGTTCCCTCATTAGTCTACGCTATTGAAGTACTTGAAATCATTGATGTTTTCTACCCATGTTACGTATCCTAAGTCCTTGATTATTCGATCTGTAGCCCATGTCATACCAATCTTCTATGAACTTATCTAGTTGTGCATCAAAAGCTTCTTCTCTACGTTGTTGTTCCTGCATGTGTTGGTCAACACTCAGTTGCTCTAGGAAGTACTGGACCATCATAGCCAGTGCATCTAGTCTATCATCGTGTGCTAAAGAACCACGCTCCTTAGAGAGTCGTGTCATCTGGTAGAACAACATATACTTAGTAGCCGTGTCGCTTGTATATCTTTCCATAGCTGTATCATAGTCCTTCTGAATAACCTGAGGGTCTATAATAAGTCTATGCTGATTCATTACAGGTTCTAACGTATCAATAATACGCAGTTCCTTTTGTATGTTCTGTCTTACCTCGTCCACTGAACAAGGGTATATTCTCGTTAAATGTGGTTTAAGTAGTTGAGAAAACATACCATCTCCGAAATTGGATTCAATTATAATCTTATTAACTTTGTACTTCTTAGCAATTTCAGCTAATTGTATCATCGCATCGTCTGAGTATCCTCCAACAATCCCACCTGCATCTGGAACAAAGATGTTACCGTGCAACATGAAGCCCACAGCATAGGCTGTCTCGTCTTTACCACGCCCAGAAGGGTCAATGGCAAGGGTACGCATCATAGGCTCTGAGAATCCGTCTGAGAGCTTCTCGTGACTATAATAGTCTTGTCCTGCTGTAGCAACATTAGGTAAATCCTTTAGTTTCACTAGGGGGTTCTTGGACCAATAAATTTCATTAGGTAGTTTCTCACCAACATGAGATATAATAAGATCATCAATCTTAAGAGGAAATTTATCAGCATCAGATAAAGAAGTATCAAGCATAAACTGTAATGCAAAACCTGAACGTCCATAAGAAAGTAGACGTTTAGCTAGGTCTTCATCTGTAAATCGAGTATCTGTAGTAGTACCTGCATCCTTAGTCTCCATCATCTTACGAATAAAAGGAGCTAGTTTAGGACCGTAACTAAGTGCTTGCTGTTCCGTAGGTACCTGAGCACACCAGATTCTCACTTCGTACCCTCTGTTATACAGGGTATTATATAGTGACATCTCAGTTTGCGGAGTACCAAGGTAGATGTTCCTACCATTCGGTTTAATAACAGCATCGAACTCTGTAACAAGTCTAGCGAGTTTCTCACGTAGATCATGTGTAGCTGAGTTAGATACTACCTCGATATCATCTGCAATAATGATGTCAGCACGGGAACCTGTGATTTGTCCTGTGATACCTACTGACTTAACACTAGGTGAACCTGAGGTTGTTCTACCGTTGACATCGAAGATATTCTGTGTCGCTCGGTGTCCCTTGTTTTTATCAGGTTCCATGTGTTTTAATATATCGACATTCCTAATAAGGTTTCTAACAAATATGGCAAAAGCATCTGCTCTATCCTTACCTGCTGAAACTACCAGTATTTCTAAGTCTCTGTTGTATTTAAGTTTCCAACATACATAAGCTGCTGTTAGATAAGACTTCCCGACTCCACGGAAAGCCTCGACGATACAACGCTCAGGACCATGTTGCAGGTACCAAGCGATATCGTTTTGAACTGGAGTCAATGGGGGTAAATCCAGTGACTTCCAGATATGATGACAAAAGTTCCTGAAATCCTTTTCAAGACCTTTCATGTACTTGTCTGAGTACATATTATTCTCCTTTATAAACCTCATCTATTAATTCATAGTAAAGAGATTCACTTGGTTTGTGAAAGAAATCATTCCAGTAAAATGTTTCCCATTCTTTAAATGATCTAAACTTTGTAGACTTCTTAAGTACGTTCTCACTCGTCATTCTTTCGATTAGACGTAGTGCTCTCTGGTCTCCCCCAGAAGCTCTGTGAGTACCAATTACGGTGTACTCAGTAGCCATTCTATAGTTACCTTGCTGTAATATAGCAAAACACATACTATAACAAAACTTATCAGCTACAGTAAAGAAAAATACGTTATCTCTATCTTGATATTCTTTCATTAAGTTCATAACACCAAAACCTGCAAACACAGAACCACCGCCTGAATACATACGTAATTCAATAACTGGTCTAGCTTGTTTAACAAGTAAAGTGTCTTTAATAATAGGAATCTTTTTTAGAATATTAATTACTGTCTTCTGTGTTTCCACTTTGATTCTGATTTTATGTTCCACATCTTTCATACTAGATTCATCAACACGCTGTGACATATAGATAGTATTAGTAAAGATGTTATACTTACTCAGAGTACTAGTCTCATAGTTCTTAACTAAAGTATTATGAAGTACTGCTGTAGTGAAACATAGTCCAATAATTATAACCGACATAGCTAGTTTGTTAAAAAGAAACTTTACTGTATTGCTCATTATTCTTCTCCTACTGTAAATGGCAAATCCTCAACAGCCGTAACTGTCTCATATAATTCACCAAGATTTTTATTTTCTGTTGGGTCTGCTTGTACATTATTCTCTTTAAGGAAACGTATAGCAGCCCCTAAGTCCTGAGCTGTTGCTTCACCAGACTTTATCTTATCAATTAGGTCTTTAGCTACTAATCCATGTAGCTGATCTAATAATTCTTCTGTTGCTTTACTCATTTAACAACTCCTTTTATCTTTTCAAAACTACGTAAAGATGCATAACCTAATAAATAGTATAACATTTCTGTAGCTGATGTAAGGTCATGTTTTGGTAGTCCAAATAAAGGTTGTACTAAGTTATATATGAAACTAAATACACAAATATAAGCTAGTAAGGGTCTCCATGAAGATTGGAACCAATTACCTTTAGCATCTGCTTCGTTAATTCTTTGACTACTGGTATCATGCTTAGTCAGTATCTCAGTAAGTTTAGCTTCTGCCTTTAAACGTTCTTCATCGCTTGTAAATAAATCATCTAAACCATTGAGTATACTACTTATTAAGTTACCCATCTTTATCTCCTTATTATAATATTTTAAATCTAATTAAAGTAAAAAGTATTGAACTGGCAATTACAATACCACCAAAGATTTTATCGTGAGTATCTATCCGTTTATCAATACGCTCTAATTTTCTGTCTTGTTCATCAAAGCGTTTATCGCCTTTATCTAGGTTTTCTCTGATGTGCTTTAGTTGTTCTTGGTTGACAGCTTGTCCTGTCTTGATTTCACCAAGTTCCCTTAGTATCTTGTTTATACTGTCATTTGACATTGTACCTCCTTGTTTTAAAGGTTAGGTATAAAATTTTAAAATTCTTACCTCCTGTTTAAAATGAAAATTGAGCAGTTTGAATCTCATACTCAGGAGCTATAGCATCGAAACACTATAGGGGATATTGAGCAGTTTTAGTACAATACTCAGGTACAAATGAATCGTTAGACAATTATCATCGGGTTAAGTTATTACTCGTTTGATACTCTCTTCTCAAATTGATGATCGTCCTTAATATGGGATTTCAAATCCTTTCTAATCCCTTTTACCTCTTCATAAAGTAATTTTTCAAATTCAGTCATACTATTTCCTATGAGTAAAGCGGTCTTGCTGTGTCGTAGTAGTCGAAAGGGTAAACAATATCAGCGTCCGATGTATATGCTCCCCCATACGTGATTGTTAAATCACCCTCGTTTGCACCGTCATAATAATATGTAATATCAACATAATTAGTATTTGTTCCGATAATATTCTGGTAGGCGTCGATACTTGTGAGCTTGTGCCAGATGGCACCAACTGGCTTGAGTGTATTAGGCAGTCCAGTCAATTTAGTTCCCGATGTTCCATCAACACCCCTCCTAAACACCTGATACCAAACATCGTTTACTTTAATCCTCTTCCCGAATACTGCGTACTCGTTACCGTCGGCGATGATTTCGTCGACTGGGATTGAGATGGCTTGTTTATCAAAAACAGGAGACACTTGGATAAAAGAGTTTATACCTGTTAGATTATTGTCTCCGTAAATAAAGTCATTAGAGCTAGCAGATGCGTCTATCTCAATTACTCCTGTAGGCGACTCAACTATCAGACTAGCACCGAAAGGTTGAATATGTGCATCGTGATCGGTGTCCAATCTAAGTGATTTTAAAGTGCTAGTACCATCCGTTATATCAATGGTTAATGAACCGGAGCCACTAGCTCGAGTCATCATACTGGATAAATCTACAAGATGCTTAGTATTCGGAGCCACATTAAATGTAGTTACCGTGGCTGTTCCTGTAATATTTGAAGGGATTGTGTACTCTTGCACTTCTCCAAAATCCACCTCACTCATAATAGAGCGACGGTTTACTGCTTCGGTGATGTTGAGGTAGTTGAACCCTTCAGAATCATTGATTGTACCACCTGTATCCATTCTAATCGAAATTATGTCTCCAGCAACAAGATCACTAATACCGCTGCACTCGCCTGCTGCAACAGAGGAAGCCGTCGTTTTAACACCTCCTGTAGCATAGAAAGACCCGTTTACGTATACATCCATCCTCCTGTCACCTGATGATGTGAATCTGGCACCGAACGACAAGTCAATTATACTGCTGCTAGATTGCACAGTGTATTGAAAATTTATCGTATCCCACCCTTTTCCACTCGCTTGATAAGGAATATTTTCAGTATCAGCAGTGATTGCCTCATCGTCAGCATTTCGCGCTACTACACTATTAACCTCAACCCATTGCCCAATACTTCTAGGATTAGAATCCGACTGAATAAAGTCTACATAAAATAGATTAGCAGCAGTTCCAAGCTCAGATACAAATTTAAACGTGCATTTTCTATCGAGGCTTCCATGTCTCCAAGGCAGCATCCAATCTATGTTAATTGTTTTAAATCTTGCTTCTGATATAAAAGGCAGTCCACTTCCAGTTTGTTTAAGGTCTACTGATCGAACTAAATTACCATCAAAGTCATAAACTTCAAAAGTAACAGGATTCCCATCGTAATTCATATAGCTCAATGTCGTCTGGTTGCTTTGAGCATCAACAGCTCTGTAAGGTATCTCGACTTCTATCTCTGCGCTATCATTTGCAGCAGGTAGGTCGATGCTAAACGATTGTGACCCATCTAGTCCACCAACGTACGTTGTTCCACCCTGTAGTGAAACAGCTCCTGTACCTGTGGTTGTCCAATTCTCAAGTAATACGGTATCTGCTGAGACTAACCCCCATGAAGTTGCTGAACCTGAACCTCCAGAACCTCCTGATTCCACTAGAGCACCATCTGTAATAGTGTAACTCTTTTTTAAATCAGTAGCATATACTTTTTCACCCTCAGTTCCAGAAGAAGAAGCATAAGATGTTAGATTAGTTAAAGTATCTTTTCTAGGTACAAGTTTCTCAGTATCAGTTATACTTGCACCTTGTAACGTCTTATTAGTAAGTGTTTGTATCTCAGTTGTACCTACTATCTCAGTAACACCGTGTGTACTCGTATCGGCTTCGTGTGTCGCTAAGTCACCACCGATTGTTCCTGCAGATTCAACTGCTGTCTCTAACTCCTGTAGAGCACCTTTAACATTGTTATCATCTGTTATAGTGCTACCACTAAAAGTACCTAAGTCTTGGTCTGATAGAGTTACACCTAAAATTGACTCGGTGTCACTAAGTGCTGTTGTATTGACTGATGTTGTATTCTGTAAAGCACTTATGTCTGATTCATTTTGTGATACTCTGTTGGTTAGTAATGTCATAGCATTTTGTAACGCTAGGATATCACTTTGGTTAACCGTGATTGTATCTAGTTCTACATAGCTGACAATGCGTTGCATGTTACCTACATCAAATACAGGTGCAGGATTTAGCTCAGTTGTTACTTTATACAGAATATTACTATGTTCTATTAAAGCTCCTACTTTATAAATCTCACCTTGTGTATATGTTCTAATACCTAATAGTTCTAAAACAGTACCTAAGTTAGTAGCTGAATCTTCATTAGTAGGGTCTCCTACGTTGACAATTTCTGCTGTATTAGCATCGACTGTATTAGTAACTGGGTCATACTGTAGTGAACCATTTAAAAAGTTGTCATACGCTTCTTGTAATAAATAAAATGTTTGATTAGCATTTAAGTCCAGTTCTTCCTCGGTAAGATTAGCACCGTCTTGAAAATCAACAAGTCTTGTGTCTAACTGTGTTGATCTGTTAATAGTTAGTGGTACCTGTGTTTCACCTGCTATTGGATAAATAGCATTTAGTTTATCCACACCTACCTGAGTCAATTGAATTAAATAATCAGAAGTAAATGTATAATCTGCTGCATCAAGTACAGTAGTTTTATCTACTTCTAACTTAAAATCCGTTTGATCTAAATAAGGAAAACTGAACGTAAATGAATCACTAGTATTAAAAGGTAAATCAACCAGATATGCTACGATTGTGTTAGCACCAGTGTTTACTTCTATAGCTGCCATTTACGCTCCTTTGTTAATGTTTATTTTTCTTTGTCTACAAAATTGAATAACTGTTGAAATCCAATCTGTCGATATATAGGGGAAGTTTTCAATAATTGCATACCTCCACCTTTCAAATCTCCTTGTAGTGTTTTCTCAGTTCCTTTATAAATACCTCCTACTGCCTGTCCTGTTGGAGTAGTAGCTAAGTTAAAGAAGTTCTTAGAACGTCCTACTGAAGATGTTTTCTCGAATATAGGGTCAATACCAAAAGCTCCTGATATCGTATCAGATATCGTAGGTATATTACCTGCAATAGATGAACGAGAGAAACCAATAGCTGCTGCCTTGATTAATCCTTCGTCATATAGGTCCACTTCCCTGTCACCACCTGCTCTTTGTATTCCCTGTCTTAGTGTTACTGATAACATTCCTAATGCTGTACCCCAGAATATCTTCTGAGCTGCTTTAACCATTTCAGCTTGATCTCCTCTCATTGAACTGATTGCTGCGTTAGATACTGCTTGTCCTGCTACCTTCGTAGTAGCATTAATAGTAAATGTACGGAATTGGTTAAGTATCTGACCGACTGTAGTTGATTGCCACAGAGCCATCGTAGTACCATCAGGTGTTACTAGTATATGATTAGCTTGCATCTCAAGAACATCCCCGAATGCTCTAGCAGCATCTGAGTCCCAATCCTTAAGGTTAAGTTGAACTAAACGTCCATTTTCATCAAACTTAGCGTTTTTAATCATATTCTTTTTAATCTTAGCATAATTATCATTAAAGATAAATTCACCTGCTTCATCAAACTTACCAAGATTAGAGTTCTCTAGTACTCTGTTAGATACGCCATTTGAACCGAAGAAAGCACTTAGTAAACCGCCTTTCTCCTTGTCGGTAAAGTGATTAGCCCATTTTATCGCTAAGGCATTAGCTGTCATTCTACGTCCAACAGTTTCAATACCTCCGAAGGTACTGTGTGTAAGTCTACCAATACTGTCTATACCTTTTTCTACTGTACTACCTAGTCCTTGGTCGAATACTCTAGTTGCTCTTGACATACCCTTAGTGTTCCATGATGTACCTTCTAGTCCTACACCAGTTATAGTACGTAATTCATCGTAAAGTACGTTTGTAAACTGAGAAGGTCTATCGGCATAAAGATCGTAGATATGTTGTCTAAGTCCTCTCATGGCTTCTAAAGTAGAACCAACACCTGCTTCAACAAGTGTACCACCTATTTCTGCAATAGATGAAACCCCTGCGTATTGCATTAATCTAGCATAGTTATACTTTTTTACAAATCTTAGGAAATCATTAGCCATATCTTCATGTAGATCATCTAAACCTGACATACCTCCAAACTTAAAGTTAGTAAGGTCTTGTCTCATAGCCTCAACAGCAAACTTAGCTTTTTGTCTAGGATTCTTTTCTCCCATCTTAGCAAATCTATCAATCTCGAATTTCTCAGCATCCTTAATCCACTCGTCCATGTCATTAAGGTTCTTGATACCATGTTCAGCTGCAGAAATACGTGCTGACATTCTCTCTGTGTATCTACGTTGAGAATGTATTAGATTATCCTCTAATATATCAGATAATTGTCTACCATCTGGTAAAGTTACAGTTAAATCCATTTGTACTCTATTAGCTAGATCACCTGCATCATTCTTCTGTTTAAGATAAGTAAGTCTTTCAACTTCCGTTCTTAATACCTTAGCTTCCTTTCCATCTGTCTGATCTGCAAGTTTAGCAAGTTTCTTAATCCAATCTGCTTGTAATTCTTCAATTCTATGCAAGTCAGCATTCTGTAAACCATATGCGAATTTCTTAGCTTGACTACGTATATCAGCTTCGTCAAATTCTAATTCCATTTTTCTCATATGACTCATCATAGCTTCTGCTACAGTTTCTTCAAGTTCTGTTTTATTAACAGCTCTTGCTTTGTTGAAATCCCAACTCCTATGGAACCAACCTTCTGTCGCATCAAAACTTACACCTTCAACACCTGCTGACTTAGCTTCATCAACTATTCTCTTATTTAGAGAATTAAAATCGTTAACAAAATCATCAGCTATATCAGCAATGTTATCACCATATTTTCTACGGAACTGTTTACCTGTTTCATCAAGAAGTCTCTCACGAATCATAGGTATTACCTTGTTCTCATAGTCATCAGGGGATAATACTCCTTTAACTTTGTTACGTACTGAAGTACCACCTTCTAAAGCGTTATATAATCTCTCACCTTGTGTGTGAAAGATATTCATTAATTCACCACCGTAAATCTTAGCATACTTCTGTTGAGATTCAATAGCACGAATACGTGATGTACCCATTCTACCTGCACCATCAGGAGCCATCCAGTTATAGAAAGAAGCAACATAAGGATTCTCAGAGTTAACTAGGTTTCCCTTATTAAACAAGAATTGAGACATAGGACCATCTGTACTAGCCAGTTGATTCAGTTTATCTCCTAAACCTAATTTACCAATTACAGGAACATCATCTAATTTCTTAACACTATCTGTACCTGCTAGTTTCTTAAATGTTTCATTAAGATTAATTCTTCTATTTTCTCTCATTTCTGATAACTGTTGCATCATTACATTCGCATACTTCTTCTCACCTTCAATAACAAAATCAGCAGCAATATCAGGTGTATCTAAACCAAGAAACTTACGTAGTGTCTCGTTGTTCTTCACATACTTCTTAGGGATATCTAGTTCTTCTGCGATTGTCTTAACTGAAAACTCAGGATTAACCTGTGCTGACAGTTTAGGATGTGTACCATCTGCTAATGTAATAATCTCTTGTGGTAATTTCTTATCAAACTTGTCTAATTGACGTACAGCTTTTTGCTTACTTGTTTTAGCTTTCTTAAATACGTCTGTACCTTTCTTAGCTTGTTTAAGTATCTTATCTGATTTTTCAATCTTACGAAGTATTGATAATCTTTCAGCCTCTAAATTCTTACGAATCATTATAGCTGCATTTTTCTTTTTCTTAGTAACTCTTTCTGCTAATGCAACTGCCTGAGCATCATTAGTTCTTTTAGTTACTTCAGCAACTAAGTCTTTACCTTGTTTACTAGTAAGGTTAATAAAACCTCCTTCGTTACTCAGTAACTCCTTAGCTGTCTTTTGTATCTCTACAGAATCATAAGCTGTCCTAAGACCTACACCTGCTCCAATAGCAAGTGCGAATATCGCAGGGTCAAACTCATATTCTCTATCATTATTAGCCCAGATAATCTCTTGAATACCTTGTTCACCTAGTTCACCTATAGCGTACTTAGTAACATTACGATATTTCTGTAAATCTCTAAGGCTTTTAATCTTAGTACCCATAGAAGCACCACCAATTAATTCAGCAACTGGCATAAATGCAGCACCCTCAACTAACATATTAGCAACTGAGTTTGTACCTGATAACACTGGGTGTCTCCTAGCGTAGTCTTCCATTTCATTCTTACGAATGAGATATGCTTGCATTGAAGATACATTAGTCATAAAATCACCATAGTTATTAGATGATTTAAGTACTTCTTCAATCATAGAATTATCTAAATCTTTTACAAGGTCTTCATAACCTTCTACTTCTAAAGCATTAAAGTTAGGGTCTACATCTCCTGATGTTGTTAGTAAATCAACAGCACCTTGAGCGATAAAACCTAAAGCATTCTGGTCAATAAACTTATTAACTAGATCATCTCCCATGCCTTCAAACTCTAAGTTTTGAATATTGGTAATTACATTACTATATTCTTCCTCTCTAGCACCTAGGTCAAGTGTAGAATCTGTCTTTAATGTTGTATCTTCTTCAACCTGTGATTCCTCTAAAGCACCTTGTAACTCTTGGTCAAACTGAAATGGTCTCTCGGTACTACCAACTGTTTCCATAGCGACATCACTAGGTGTCTCCTGATAATCCTCCATTTCACTAGGTGCTACCTCGATGTTCTCAATTTTATTTGGAGTACTAAGGGATGGTTCCTGTGCTTGTAAGTCATAAAATTCTTCATCTGACTCTTGGACTTTATCTGTATTAACTGGATTAAGTACTGACCTAGAAATTCCTTCTAAAGATTCTGATTCTGGGAGTACTAAAGTTGCTAGGTCTCTAACTGGTTCTGTCTGAGGTTCCTCTTGTGTTTCTAAGACTTCACCACCTGTTTCTTCAACCTGTTCTTGTACTTGAGGTACTAATTCAGGGTTAGCAAATGCGTCCATCATTTTCTTGTATTCACTAGGTGTTCCCTCAGTTTTATCAAGAAATGAATTAGCTCTTTTCTCCCATATCCTCTGCCATGTCTCAGGTTTATTAAGAGACTTATAGTACTTTAAACGAGCCTCTACATATTCATTATTTGTAATCCCAGATTCTTCAATAGCTTTCAAAGTGTTAGGACCTATAATACCGTCTGGTTTAGCTCCTACAGCTTTCTGTAAACTACCTATACCACCTCTAGGTCCTGCATTGATTGTCATATCTAATACATTTTTCTGGAGATGTTCAGGAAGTTTATCAATTTTATTTTTAACATAATAATCTTTATAAAGAATATCTACCGCAGTTTCTTCACTTAAATTAAGCATTTCTTCCTTAGTAGGTGTACGTTTTAAATATGAAGCTAGAGCAGGTGCTGAAATACCATACTTAGTTCCTATATTCTTACCTTTTATAAAGTTACCTGTATCATCCTCACGATTTTGATACCCACCTTCATGTTTACCAATTACCGTTTCTTTAAGATATTTTCTGATATCTTCCATTGTAACTCCTTATCGTATAAACTAAAGAGAAATAGCAAAGCCTGACTTATTGATTGTATCCAATGTTTCATTTCTACTTTTCCTCTCTTTTGTTAAACTCTTTAAGTATTCTTTCTCTATACGTTTCTTTTCTTTTGTCTGTAATTTATCATAGTTATTAGTAAATGTATCATAAGACATTCTAGTATTAGCAACTCTTTTACCATCATAGAAAACTTCTATTTGTTTTGTTTTCTGGAAATCAGAAGTAGGTCGTATAGATATTCTATTACGGAACACATAATCATTACCTAAATAAGTATCTGCTGTTTTAAAAGACTGTAATTGTGGTAAATTAGCCGCTACTTCAGCGAATGCTTCTTCTCTACCTCTAAAACTTACAAAATCTCCACCAATAGCAGACTCAGAACCATCAGGTGATTCAAATTTAAGATGTGTATTGTTAAACATTTCTTCAGCTTTCTCTTGAGCTTCTTCGACATCCATACCACCTGCTAAGAACATAGATACATTATTTTCTAATGTCCTAGCTACATACCTAGGTGTAGAAAATTCGTCCCATGTCCATTCAGGAGAAGAACCTGCAACCTCAGTTGACCACTCAGAAATCTCTGCTTGAGACATTTTAGCATCTACATCAGGGTCTCTAAAGCGTCCCCAAGAATCAATCTTCTTTTCTAAATTTGTATTAAAGTTAGAATAAATCTCTTGAGCTTCTGCTGCATTAACTGAATTACTGTCGATACCTTCCAATAGATTTTTCATAAATGTCATACGTGATAAATCAGTTACATCAAATGCTGAATCTATAGAAGTAGCTGAAGATGCTGTAGCGGCACTTAGTTCCTCATAGGTGTTCACTTTGATTCGCATAGCGTCCGCAAAGTTAACAACAGTTTCTTCACCTGTCACTGGGTCAACATCTGTATAAGCACGTGGTTGAGTCTTAGCCCAAGCCTTCATTTCTTTAGGATGATCTCCACCTTCTTTGTAATACTGAGTTAACGCATATTTCATCTGGTCATCAGCCATTGCCTCTGTGATTCCCTGAGGTGACAAATCGTTAATCCCAGTGAGGGTAGAGAAAGCTTGAGTATGTACTTCATCCTTCTCTTTTTCTTTCCAATCTTGTCTCTCTAGGTAAGTATAATCACCTTGTTTAACAGCGTCTAAATATTCTTTTGTTTTATTTCCTGTAGATACTCCTTTGTACATTTTCTGTTTTAATGTAAAAATATCCTTAGCTGAAGGTCTATATTCCTCAGGGATATTGTTCATCTTTTCTTGTATAAATTGATCTACGTTTTTATCTGTAAGGAAACCTCCACTATCTGCGATAACATAAGCTTCTTCCTCTACAGTCTTAAAATTATTTTCTCTTTGCGCTGAAACAATACTAGTTGCTTTCTTTTCAGCCATACTGATGATGTTATCATAAGCAGGTACTGAACCAAACACTTTTTTCATTTCACCACTTTTTAATTTAGATAAGAGTTTAGGATTACCTGATGTTACTGCTTCTTGCATTAAGGGTAAAGATAACTGTTCTAGTATCTCTTCCCTAGTAGCTCTTATGCTTTTCTCAGGACCTACTCTTTCGTTTAGTGTTTCATCAATATACGTAACTAAATCTTCAGGAGACATGTCACTTCTGATCTTACCTATAATATCTTCTGAAAGTATCTGTCCTTGTTTCTGCTCATAAGCATCTCTTATTTGTTTACTATGTTTTTCTAAAAGTAAAGAGTTCTTTTGATCTAATTGTTCATTAATAAGTTCAAAATAAGGTTTATTATTTAGTCCTTTACTTTCTATATATTCATCTTTTAATTCTTTAGAATATTTAAGGATATCCTCATCTGTCAGATCAGCAAATTCTTTACCATCCGCCTTAGCTTTGGTCTCAAGACCTGAAGCATTATAATCAGCATAACCATTAGCATCTGCTTTAGCATCTAAACCATGAGTATCCTCTAATTCTTTTCTATCTTTAACTATTTTATTTTCAACTGTTGTATTTGCTACACCTAGTAGTCCCCTGATTGAATCGGCGAAACCTCTTTTCTGAGCATCATACTCAGCTTGTAAGTCTCTCTCAGGTCCCGTAGGAGCTGCCGACTGTACTCGTCTATCAGTAGTAGGTGTTTCTACCTTTTGATAAAATTCTGTCATTTATCCTCCTATAGTCCTAAGAGCTTGTTAATATCTGAATTTATACCTTCTGTAGCGTTGTAAGCTCCTATAGCTCCTGTTATTTGGTCTAAAGGTGAATCACCCTCAGGTATTGCTCCTATATTTGTTGATTGAGCATTGATATCTTCTGTTTTTTGTAAGTTTTGTCTGTACATATCACCTAGTTGTTGATCTAGGGCTTTCTTATTTTGTACTTTATTCTTAGCTACTTGCGTATCTAGTTCATTCTCTAATTCAGAAACAGACGTACCTGAAATACCTGAACCTGCAAATGCTTCTTGTAAAGATGACTCACCTTTGAGAGCATTTTCTTCCATCTGTATTTCTCTAGCTTGAGTAGCTTCTCTAGCTCTTTGAGCATTAGTAGCAAAATCTCCTGCTTGTCTAGCTCTAGCTCTATTCAACTTAGCACGTTGAAGTTTAGCATTCTGTACTGCTGCTTTTAGTTGTTTCTGTCTTTGAGAATGAGAACTAATCATCGAGGCGGCTGCCATTGCCATCTGTACGTACATTATTCCTCCTTATAAAAGGGGCATACGATTCTAATGTATACCCCAAATTACAGTAGGAACTATATATTCCTACCTCTTGTTATCATCTGTCCTTGCCATTCAGTAGCAAGTAAATTCATTGGTGTTGTGTCTAGTGTTCTAATAGTTATTCTGCTGTACTTAGCAAAAGTATTAATAGGAAATCTGAAATTGATATCAGATACCGTACCTCTACCTACTACAAAACTACCTACTGGTTTACCTGTAAATTTCTTTACAACGTCTGGTCTATTTTCTAAGTTAACAGTTACCTCAAATATACCACTCTTTCCTAATAGTAATCGCATACGTCTTAACATTAACTTAGAGAAGTTCATAACCGTATAACCACCTTCATTACTAGGTACTCTAGGAACTACCTTACTTAGTTCTACACTGGTCTCGAAAGGTATCCCAAATAGTACTCGTTCAGCTTGTTCTGTAGTTTCTACTAGTTCATATCTATATACTGAGTAATAACCATTACCTTGATCTTCACCTTTATAATATTTATAATTACCTTCTGTGTGATCTTCTGAGAAATCCCCTCCACCTGCTACTGTAACAGTATCATTCCATACTATGTTAACCTGTGAATCAACTACTTGCCAATAGTAATCATTAGTTCCTGAATTATTGAAAGCAGGTTCCTCTAGGTTTGTCTCTAATACTTGTAGCTGTTCTGTAGCTGCATTGCCTTCTTCCTTAGTAGCATAACGAAAACCACTACGTATATTTACCGCTGCAAATTCTGGAAAGTTCCTTATAGGAAAAAAGTCTTCAGTATATAAATCCATATAAGGTGTCCATCCAATGTTTACCTCATCTCTTACTTCTTCAACATCCTGAGGAGATAAAGTATATTTAGCTACCATTGTATAAGTATTAGTAAATGTATCATTAGCTGACATTAGTATAATTAACTCATTATTAAAGAAATAGAAATGTTCTACATCATAAGGTACTGTCCATTTATGCCAAGCATTCTGAATAATCTGACCTCCTGTATGATATGTATTCTGTACATACAGAGTCTTAGTATCATCATCTGTTCTAATAACAGCTAAACCTGAGTCATATCCCATATCAAGAACACGTCCTTTAATGTATTGAGGACAATGTTTAGTCATATCAATATTCTCATACACGTTGTTACCTAGGGGAGCATAGTTGTGTATCCTCGTAGAACCTAGTGTAGATAGTGCGAAATATAAACTATTACCAACTGGTAAAGGTTTAGTGTCACCTAGTGTATATGAACTTACCTCAGATAATCTTGCTGATGTCAAATCAAAAGCATTGTTAACTAAGAGAACAGACTGAGAATACCCAGTGTTAACTAATAATCTACCTTCATACGATACCACATGTTTAATAGTGTTATATCCAATTTTAGAACTATCTAACTTTATATCTTTTCTATCAGATTGTTTTACTAAAGATGTAGTAGTTCTAAAGAATTGTAAAGGCTGATCTATAGCACTTAGCACTAAAGTATCATCCGTAGCAAACCCAAGTCTATTACCATAGAAGAACATATCATTAATAGTTCTATCTACAAAAGAAGGGTCTTTGTTAGACTCATTATCCCCTGCTTCTGAGAAATCCCAGAATATAGGTTTAATTGTTATCTCTCCTGTTTCTCTAAACTCTTGTTTATCAATTACATACGGCATAGTTAACTGATCTAAGAACCTAGTTTCATCTAATGGTTTCTCTTTCCATCCTTTGAAACCTGCATCATAAGTCATATAATAGTTAGACGCAGCTTCTCCTTGTGAAGCATTTACACGGACTGTAAATCCTTGTACAAATAGAGGAGGTAATGAAGTGATCTCTGTAAGACCTGCTGTGTTACCCTCGGTTGCTCTAGGTACCCCTGTGATTGACGAGGTGTCAAAGTTATTTGTCACATCAATACTAGTTATTTCATATCCTGCATTCATTAGAATATAAATAGCATTATCGTATGTTGTAGATACTAAATTAGTATCTGAGTTTAAATCTGTTGATAATGTATCTGCTACCCAGTTTAACTTAATGTTACTAGCTGTACTTCCTACACTAGCTGTCGCTGTAGCGGTAAGAGGTGTGCTAGGTGCTGTCACATCATAATAGTTTAAAGTAATATCATATGTTTGATCTTGGGAAACACCTGTTATCCATACCATACCATCTGTTGCACCCTGTGTGCTTGTAGATGATTGATTAGGTGTGGTTACTGTTGGAGAATACGTATCTGTGTTATATACTGTCTGTATTCTCTTTATTTTGTAGTAGAAATCAGTACTACCTAATGCCCAGTAAGCACCTTTATAATACTTACTATCTCCTATAACTAAAATATTACTTGTACTATTTCTTGTAGCTATTGTTGAGTTATTATAAACCCATTTCTGTCTCTGTGAGAAAGACCTACTAATAGATACGTAGAAATCTGATCCAGAAGACTTCCCTATCCATCCACTATCTATTTCTTCTGTCCAATCCCACTCTAAATCTACATTATCCACTGTAGTACACGTAGGTAACACCCATCCACTAGGTATCTCTCTGAATGAAATCCTAAATCTTTCTTTAGAACCTTCACCAACGATCTCTCCTGTTTGAGCAACAAGAGCTGTATTAGCGTTATATGTACTTACTATATCTGATACTGTGGTATCTTTATCAACTAGGATATCTATAGTTTCCTCAGTAACTGCTGAGAAATTAGGGTCTCTAACTGCTGTAAATCTTAAGTAATAACTACCTCTTTCCCATCTATCATCTTGTATATTAGTTCTATCATTGACTGTTGAAATATCAAAATAAGTTGTTCTACCTGATGCCGTACCTACTTTCTGTTTCTTATTTAGAATATAAACTCTTTCTTTATCTTCTAATATAGAAATATCTTCAGGTAACGCTCCTTTGAAGTATGAACCATCTTGTAAACTTATAGTTACATCAGGGTCATCCGTTCTCAAAGGGATATAAGTAACTTGGTTAACAGGGTGATCTGCATTTAAAGCAATACAATGACTAACTCCGTCAATATTAAAACTTATCTTGGTATAGTCTCTGATATATTTAGGGGCTACGTTCATTAGTTCTAAACCATTTCTTCTAGTTAAACCTCTTGTAATATCAGAGTAAGCATTAATCTGTTCCTCTACTTGATTATCTAATCTTACTGTAGGGTCCTGTTCAGATACTCCGTTAATCAGGTTAGTAACTGAATGATTAACTAATGTCATAAATTACCCCCTTCTGTTCTTAAAAGCAACATTTCTTACTGCTTGAGCTTCGAATATGTTGATCTTTTCGTTATCAATATGTTCTTTGTCTAGTTCTGTTTTTGCTCTTTGGAAATCTGCTTGTAAATCTCCCTTGATGCTTTGTTCACCAAAGTACTCGTTGTTGTACCTGATTCTACAAAGTGTCCTTAAGTATTCCCTAGCTGACTGTGGTAGCTGTTCAAACGTCATCATTAAATATAAGTCTGCTGTGATAGGTCCTGTAATAAGGTTAGTTCTTTCTACTTTATCGTAAACTTCAGAACCTCTCAGGACGTACCTAGTGTCACTAGGTTCAAATTTTAATATATTAAAAGGAACATTAATAGTTCCTGTTACTTGATTAGTTGTCAATTCAACACCTCTTTCTGTATTAAACCAGAAACCTTCTGTTTGTAACCTACGTGACTCGGTGTTAATCATATCACGTATGATGTATACTGGTTGATATGTGTCGTCTAGTGATTGAACAGGAGCATCACCTGTAACACTGAGTACACTGTTGACGACTTCTAGTTCAGAACTCAGTCCTATTGTTCTAGCCATGTTAACCTCCTAGAAATAAAAAGGGGACAACCTAAGTTATCCCCGTGTTAATATTATGGTGTTTCTTGCTTAATGTTAATTGCACAAGCGTGGTTAAGGATACCATATCCTACAGCCATCTTAGATGTAATTAGGTGAGCAAGACGGTTTGGTACATAGTCAACACGTGACTGAATACCGATAAGCTCTAGCATACCTACAGCTTCTTTTGCGAAAAGGATACCGCCTACTTCACCTGCTGCAATAGAAGCACCTGCTAGTGCAGGAAAATGTGGTGACTTAAGTACCTTTTTACCAAGTAGCATAGGTACCTTACCTGATTGAGCAAATGGATCATTTACCCAAGTAAGACCTGTCTGTGCAGGGTTATTTAGTAATGAGTAGTACTGATTAGTGCGGAATAGGAAAACTGGTTCTCCTACTGCGTCTTTATCATCGTACTCAGCAACTGCCTTAACAGCCGCAGAATATACACCTGACCCTGAAGTAAGGTCATCCTCAACATTACTAGTGAAGACATCATCAGTAAATGCTTTAAGACCTGCTGTACCTGCTGACGTAGCGTCAGTAACATCACCTGCTTCGATTACTTTAGCAATTACATCAATATCTACTTTCTTAGACATTGCACGACCGATTGACTCAGCTTGTGCTGATTGTGAATCATAATGTGCCATTGCTTTATCTAGGTCAGTAAGATAAGCATGAGATACAACCATATCATCAATTACGATTGTTCTCTCAGTTGCTGAGATATTTTGTACTGCTAGTTCAGAAGCATCGTTAGCAACTGATTGTGCTGTAGCATTACCAACAATAGGAAAGTTCTCTGCTTTACCTGAGTCAATAGACTTAGTAGTAATAAGAGCCTTAGCTACGTTAGTATCCATGAAATAACGAAGTACGTCCGTTGAAAATTTAGTTTGAAATAGTTCTCTATCAACTGCTTTGTTAGTAGGTAATGAACCATCACCTGTTGCGTTATTTGAACCAATTGGACTATATGCCATAATTTATCCTCCTTGTTAGAACCCTGAGATATCCCTTTTCTGCTCTACCTGAGCACGATACTCTGGGTCTGATTTGTATTTAAAAGTACGAGTCTCATTAAGATACTCATGTACGTTACTAAAAGGTCTACTAGACTCATTAGCTGTATTTCCAGACTCCACCATCCTAGATGGGTCTTTTCCATTAGCAGCAACGTATCTTGCCTGTAAACCTTGTACAGCGAGTTTAGCTTGTTCCATATCTCCTGAGAAAAGAGCTTTATTAAAAGCTTCTTTTTGTGACTCATTGAGATTAACCTTCGCCCACTCTTGTACCTCCAAGTAAGCCTCTTTTCCACCTACTGTATTATAAACTTCATTAGTATCTCTCTCTTGAATAACTCTTTTACCTTCGGCAATAAGTTCAAGATGTTGTCCTAATCCGTTTTCATCAATAAGCTTCTGAGTTTCCTCAGAGATTTCTCCTGTCAAATATTCAGAAACAATATCATCAATAGTCGGTGTCGATTGTTCAGGTGTCTCACTTCCTTCACTATCTTCAATTCCTAAATCAGAAGACACTTCTGCATTTTGTGGGGTAGTATCTTCTTGTACTTCAGCTTGAGAGGCTGTTTCCTGAGTTTCTACCTGTGCATCTGGTGTTGTTTCTACTGTATTTTCTGAAGAATTTTGTTCTGCTGTATCTGTCATTTTTATTATCCTTGTTCCTTAGCTAACTGTTGTTGACTTGCGGCATTAATCGCAGGTCCAACAGCTTGTTGTTGTAACTGTTGTTGTTGTTCTATTTGTTGCTGTGCTTGTAGTTCTTCTTCTGTCCTTACAAGACCTGCTGTATTAACATCTAAGGCATAACCACCACGTTGTAAAGTTTCTGATACATTTAAGTAATCATAGACTCTTTCACCTAGTAATTCTCTTGCCATATTAACAAACCTACTTAATGCTTCAAACTCTGTACCTCTACCTAGAGCTGCTGAACCTGTAGTAATCTGTAAGTCTACATTATTTTTAACAACGTCTTGGATTGTACCTTTCTTAGTTAGTCTCTTAAGATATAGACGTACTAAAGGTTCCTGAAGATGATTAGCTAATGTTGCATAGATACCACCAAACGCTGTTTCTAGTTCTTGTGATACCCTTCTAATCTCCTCTGCTGTTACTCTTTCTGCATCTCTCCTTACTGCTGAATCCAGTAAGAATAAAGTAGATAGGTCACGCTTAAGTTCCTCTGCTGCCTTCTGGGTAACACTTAGGTCCAACGATTTGTTAGCCTGTAGAGTACCTACGTCGTCAATATCACCCTTAAGTACTTCACCTGAATTAGCTGTCTGTAGTTTCTTAGGTGTTAATGTAGCATTCTGTTTAATTAAATATATAATGCGTGCTGATTCTGCTGAACCTTCTAATATAGCTTTAGATAACCCTTCGTAAGATTGAATATCACCTATGAAATCCTCGATGTAACTACGTGCATAATCTTCACCTCGGTCAACAAAAGGTACAAATATAAAAGGGACTTCCTTCTCTTTGTATACCCCTTCACTTCCTTTGATCTTAACACCCTTTACTTCTTGGATTGTATCATAGTCACCTTTTTCATTTCTAATTACTGCTGTGAAAATCTCTAATAATTTCTTTCCTGTTTTCTCATCTTCAGAAACTTCAGGAATGCTTGATTGTACATCAGCAGGTAATTCAGAAAATGCTAGTTGTTCACGTACTACTAGTTGTAACATCTTACCAGACTTACTTCTACGAATACCAAAATTAAATAAACTGTATACTTTAGGGTGATCTTCATTTGGTATATATAATACCGACGAACCACCTACAATACATTGTTTAATTACTTCAACTAACTTACTACGTAGTTGAGATACTTCCATTTCATCTACTAATGATTTCTCAATGACCTGCATAGCTTTAGTCATGTCACCATCAGTAACCCCATTACCTTCCTTAACTGCTTGGTTAGCATCTAATTTAAAGAATGCTGTAGCAGGAGGGAATAAACTTAGAATAATTTTATTTGCTAAGTTGTTTACACCCCGTGCCCCTAGGGATTGATAAGGTGTAGGAAATGTTGTACTTGAAGTATCCTCAATTCTAGGAAACAGTTGAGGTACTGTGATCTCACTTGCTTCCTTAGCTCTATTTAAAAAGTTATCTCTATTTACAATTAGACGTTCATACAGTTTTTTAAGTTGGACTTGATTGATATCTTCCATTATAACTGTACTCCTGTTTTACGTTTTTTATTGGATATACCTCCTAGTCCTAAGTCTGAACTCAGAGTAGTCACAGGTTTTTTAGACTCTGTTGACTTAGTTTCTTCTTCTTGAGTTTCTTTCTCAGCACCTAATTGTATATTAGCTGTCTCAGCTCCTTTCTTTGCTTTCTTCTCAGCTAAAGCTATTTCAGCTTCTCTACGTGCTCTTTCGGCTTCTTCTCTAGCTCTCTTTCTTTGCTCTCTTAAAGCTTTCTCTTGAGGGCTAGTACCGATACCTAGGAATCCTCCCATATTACCTCCTATAGATAAACGAAGGACGGTCTGCTCCTTTTACGCTTATCAGCTTTTTCATTTTGTTCATTTATAAATTTATCTGCCTCTGCTTCACTCTTAAACTCTCGTATATAAGCATAATCAATCATGAGTTTTACTTTCTTACTCTTTTTCTTTTTCTTATATACTTTCGTCTTACTTTTTACCTCGTCTTCAACGTGCTTCTTACCGTATTTTCTCTCACGTTTACTCGTTGCTTTTTTCATTCTCTGTCCTTGTATGTAATTCAGGATATAGTTCAGTGAAACAGTCTTCACAGTATCTCTCTAGGTGTTTCCTAGTTGGTTTTAAGTTCAACCTGTTTCTACCATATTCACTTAGTTCACTTAGTGTCTCCGTCTTCTTCCCACATTTGTAACATTTCATCCGTAACTCCTAATAGTTTATAAGGATTGTATGTACCCATATCATTAATAAGCCTGATATAGTCATCAGCATGTAGTATACGAGCCTGTCCTATCTGTTCCAGTAACATCTCCTTAGCTTTATCTTTGTATCTCTTAAAGTAAAGTTTATGTACTGCTTCTAATAGTTCCAGTTCTGTATTACAAGGTACCACAACACGTTTAGATTTAATCTTTCCGTATCTAGGTAAACCTTTGTATCCATCAACTGCATCCCCAGTTAAAACCTGCTCGTATAAAAACCTAAGGGATTGTATCTCTGTAGGTCTGATAAACTTATTCTTTTTAAAATCCCATTGATTACAAGGTATAGTATACATATCTTTATCTTGTGAATATATATGTATGTTATCTGGGTCAATAGAACCAAAGTAACCCATAACATCATCTGCTTCACAGTTAGGGAAGAATAACGTTTCATACTTTTCTTTATGTTCAAAGCAATGTTCTCTAAGAGCTTTTAGTCCTAGAGGTTTTCTCACATGTTTTCTATTGCCCTTATATGTTGGGAAAAATGTTTTCCTGAAATTAGAATCTGATGATAAACAGAAGACCATGTGTTCCCTAGGGAAACCTGTTTTCTTAGCAATGTTATCCAGTTCACTTTCGAGTAATCTAAGTGCTGATTCCATGTCGTATGATTCCATCTGTTCATCGCCAAAGTCTGTAATATCTTCAGTAACTCTACCTATTTGAAAGAGAACAATATCCCCATCAATTAATAATGTAGCTTTACTCATATGTGACTCCTTATAGTCCTAGTAATTTATCTATTAGACCTTTTCTTTTCTTTTTCTTATTTTTCTTCTTTTTCTTATTTTTACCACCCCAGTTGATCTTCTCAGCTAGGGAGCCTTTCTTGTTTCCTGCCATCTGCATCCTCCTTGTTACGTTTTGTTAAATAATCTTGAATACAGTATAATGCGTTTTCAAGAGTACGCTGTATACCTCCTCTATTATCTACATAGTAATCAAAAGGGAAGCTATCCAGTGCTGTTTCTGTTTTATTGTTTACGTTATGGTCTACGTTTGGTCCTCGTTGTTCTCCAGTAATTCTCATAAGAATACCATTCTTCTTGAACCACTCTGCTTCATTCTGGAACCTTACGTCGTCACAGATTATAACCTGTGCCTCTGAGTTAAACATAGCTTCAACTGCTTTGTCTAACCAGAAGTTAGAACATCTACCACGTCCCCACATACCTAAAGCAATGAGAAGGTCTCTATCTTTCTCACCTACCATCTTCATGTTTAGGTGTTCATAAATGAGATTCTGTGTATCTTTAATAGGTTTAGCTAAAGATACTACTTCGCAAGGAGTAGGTGTCTCTCTGATTATACCCTGAGTTAAAGTACTTTTACCTGAACCCATTTTTCCTGATATTCCGATATATAGTTTTCTCATTGTCTATCCTCTGTATCCGTTTACTAATTCTGTAATAATATCTAAGTATCTTTTAGTGTCTCTTAATTGTTGTTCAGTGTTTTCAATGCGTATTTCAGCTAGTTCTTTACCTACATAATCTATACTTTCTTTTGAGTGTAAGAAATTAGGAATAATTAAACTAGGATGTACCACAGCTCCTAAATTTGTAGAAACCCATTTACCTGTACTATCCATTACTTCTTTAGTTTCCTTATTAATAACATATATAAAAGTACTATAGCTAGGCATATCATTTACTATTCTAACAGTAATCATTTCTTACTCCTACGTTTAATCTCAGCATTAAATTCATCAAACCATTTCATTTCATTTTTCTTACTTAATTGTATTCTCTCACATATCTCAGTAAGATTTTGTCCTTGTTGTATATATGCCCGTCTAGCTGTATCTTTAATATCTCGATAAGCTGTAAGGGAGTAAACCCCCTGTAGGACTTTCTTATGTCCATTAGGGAGCACCTCGCATAATCTTATATGTTTAATTACTGGAATCATTTTCTTCATTCAATCTCCTAGTGAGTGTCGGCATAACTATTACCTACATCCCAATCAGTATCAAGTTGAATCTTAACATCATAGAAATCTTTAACTTTATTCATAGCTATCTTAGAGATTTCACCTAATTCTTCTCCTGTAACTTCTTTAGGATTAAAAGCTAGCTGTACCTCATCATGTACCCATGCCATCTGTTTAACATGTTCTGTTAAGTTTCTTTCTTTAATAATTCTGTGTATCTCTACCATCCACCTTTTACATACAATAGCTCCTGCACCTTGTAGTAAAAAGTTTAAAGCCGAGTGAGTGGAGCGTACTGGTATCTTTCTACCATCCAGTCCTTTGATGTATCCTCTTTCTGATGCTCCTTCAACTGCTTCTCTAAGTTGCTTAATTGCAGGGATAGCTTTGTAAAACTTCTCTTTAAGTCTTCCACCATCTTTGGAGTTACCACCAACGATACTTCCGATTTTTCCATTTCCTGCTCCATATAGGAACGCATAGATGAAAGTCTTTGCATCGTTTCGCGTAGGGAGTTCTGCTGCTTCTTGATTAGCTGTATGTATGTCTCCTTCAAGAATAATTTTTCCGTATTCTCCATTGTCCCACCTTGTCATATAGTGTGCTAACATTCTAAGTTCAAGTCCACTAGCATCTGTACCAAAGAGTTTCCACCCTCTTTTGTGAGGAATGAAAAGTTCTCTACATTCTTTACCATATGGTGAACGTACTGAAGGAATCTGTGCTAAATTAGGTTTACTGTGTGTTGCCCTGCTTGTCGCAGCACCTAGAGTATTTACTCTACCATGAATAACTAAGCTATCCATATCTACTAATTTAAGCCAAGCGTTTCTACCTTCACTAAGCATACCTAGTCTTTTCTGTATTGTAAAAAGTTTAGCAATCGTTTTAAATATAGGTTTATCTTCTTTAATCAGAATTTCTTCTGACATAGTTGGATAACCATCATCACCAAACACTTTTGGTTTCCATCCTAACCTTTCTATTAATCTAGTAGATAGATGTACTCTTGATGTCGGATTAAAGTCCTTAATCTCAAGTTTAGTGTATGGACATCCTGCCATGACATTACCTCTACTAACGTCCTTATATCTTATAGTACGTTTAGGAACCTTGACTTCCTTTCCTTTAATGAAAGGACCACCAAGTTTAGATTTAATAATCTCTTGTAATTCATGTTGTTTTTCTTGTAATTGTTTTTCTAGTTTAATAGCTTTGTCGTAGTCAAAACCAAAACCTGTATTTGTTTGTTCTAAGCAAACCTGTTGTGCTTCATGTTCAGTCTCTAATATTTTCTCGTCTATATTTTTAGTTAGTAGTTTGTGATATAGTTTAGTATTTACCTCTACGTCACGTACACAATACTCAAGCATATCTTCTGAGAACTTCTCAAAACCTACTTCTTTTCCAAAAGAACCCTTATGAAGACCTAGGCGTAACCCCCATGCCTCTAGGGACTGTTTACCAATATTGGCTAACTTCTGTGTCTCTAGGGATGTCCTGAGTTGTCTAGGTGTTTTAATTATCTTACTGTATCTTCTAAAGTCAATATCTTTAATATCTGGATAAGCTATCTTAGCCATTAATAAAGTATCTGTTAACTTAGCATCTGTAGTCCACTTAGGATACAGTTTCTTAATCGCTCTAATATCATAATCAAGAATATTATGTCCGATAAGTTCATCAGCATCTTTAAGGAATTTTAAGCCTTTCTTTATTTCATCTGGTCTAAACTTAAATATCTTTCCTGACTCGTAGTCTTGAGCAACTATACAATGTATTACTGTTACATCTTGTAAGTAGTTGTCTCCTTCTATATCAAATATTAATCTCATTTTTACCTCTTTTCTTACGCTAGGTTATAGCTCACTTTTTCTTTTTATACGTCTTAGTAATATACTTAATAGCATTCTTTAGAAGAACCCTACTATCTTTAAAATGTCCTAATCCTGTATTACAAGTACCACATAATAAACCTCGTACATGCCCGTTGTCATGGTTATGATCTATGTGTGCTTTTTGTTTTGCTTTGAAACCAAGTTCATGTACATCAACACTTACGTCACAGATTGCACATCTACCTGATTGTTTTCTGTACATTTCTACTACTTCAGAAGAAGTAATACCGTAGCGTCTACGTAACTTACTAGCACGTTCAGCACACTTAGCACTACAGTATTCTCTTCGTTTTTCAAAATATTCAGAGCATACAGGACATTTCTTCTTTTTCTTAGAAGCCATGGTCCTCCTCTACTTTCTCTTTAGTATTAGGTTTTTCACCTTTCTCTAGCTTACCTGTGAAACCATTATAGAATAAATAATCAGCAGGTCCTGTCATTCCTGTGTACCTACATTTAAGTACTGAGAACAACGAGGTGTTCCTTTCTGTCTCATCATCTGCCTGTTGGTTCCTACTAAAAGCATAAATACTATTAGCGAGTTGTTTGATACCTCCTGAACCTCTTAGGTTATTAACGGTAGGAATACCTCCGTTTTCAAAAGGAGTCATCGTGTTATTATTTAAGTGTACTACGAGTCCTATGTAACAACCCAGTTCAATAGTTAATGACTTGAGTTCGTGCATAATTTTATCAATAGTACGTCTTTCATCACCATCATTACCCATTCCTGAAACAAGAATAGATAAGTGATCTAACCAAATAATCTTACAGTCTAATCCTTTAACCATAAAGCGAATCTTGTTATATAGGTCCTCGCTTTCCATAGAACCAAAAGAGTCATATAGAGCAAACCTAGAGTTACCTTCGTCATCTACTGCTTCAAAGATTTCCTTAGCTTTAGTCATGTATGATTCTTTATCTATATCATCTCTTAACTGTAAACGAGTTTCCATTGAGATACCAACTAAGTCTTTAGCTGTGTGTTCCAACGGTTCCTCTAAGTGTATAAGAGCTTGATTAAAGTTTGTTGTTTTATAATAATGATATTGTAATTGTTTTAGTAATGTTGTCTTACCTGAACCTGTACCTGATGTATAGACATCTAGTTCAGATAATCTAATACCCTTAGTTTTCTCATTTGTTATTTCCATAAAGTCTGGAAAAGGGAATGATTCTGCTTGTGTTTCATTAGATAATCTTTCTAAGATTGATGTACCTGATAAGATACCATCTGGTGTATAAGGTTTAGCACTCATTAGTGCTTGACTTAATTCAGATGCTCTACCTTCTTTCAGCATGTCATTAGCATCCTTAAGAGGTAACGTAACAATCTTAACAAACTTAGGAGGAAATAAAGCTGACACTTCTCTTGCCGCCTGTTTTCCTACATCGTCGTTGTCAAAGCATAATCTAATTTCTTTAAACCCTAGTAAGAACTCCATATTCTTTTTAATATCTTTCTTAGCTGCTGCTGCACCATTCGGTACTGACACAACAGGAAATTTATTATTCTGTAACTGAGAGATACTCATAGCATCAATCTCACCTTCAGTAATTGTAATACTAAGTTTCTTATTAGGTTTCCAGAGTTGTTGACCAAATAACGTAGCTTCTCTAGCGTTACCTTTCCAAGCAAATTCTTTCCCTCTCTTTCTATACTTCTCAGCAACTATGTTACCTTCAGTATCAAAGTAATAAGTACAATGTTTTTTATCTACTACACCATACTTAAACTTTTCTAATGTTGATTTATTAATACCTCTAATTGAATCAGGTATTAGAATATGAGAAGGTTCATACCCAGTACTTTTGAGTACTCTATCAGTACTAAACGAACCAGTATTGTTAAAACTAGTATGGCTACAGCTGAAACAATGAGTATTGCCATTAGAGTAAACAGCATTTGCATCAGAACTTCCACACTTCTCACAATTTGTTTTATGTAAATATTCAGCTTCTTCATTCTTCATACCCATAGTTCACCATTTTCCTTACTATTGTGTAGCCCTTGTTAGTAGGTATACATTCCATATTCCAATTAATAAATTTCTTAAGTGCTTTAGGATTAGCTTCATATACATTCCCATAATACATTATGATTCCTTCCTCTTGCATAAAATTCTCAAAGTTCTGCATAATCATTTTAGATACATCACTACCTCTAAACTCAGGTACGATATAAATATCCTCAATGAAGAATACATTACCTTCCCTTTTATACTTAAAGAAACCTTGGTTATAAAATTTATATTCTGCTCCGCTATATTGTCGGGCAGCATTAATTAACATTTTAAATGCTTTTTCAGTTGAGTTGCTTAACTCTTGCTTTGATACCATAGTCTTCTCCTTCCTCTTGGTATCTCTTAGAGGCACATAGTTCCACTACCTGTATATCGTCTTCCCAAAACATCCCTGCATACGTGAAACCATCCAATACACCCTTAACATAATTATCTATGTCTCCTCTCGGATAAGGGTTACTAGGTTTCTTCGGTTTTTTACAGATGAACTCTAGTTCAACTAGGAACTCCCCAGTGGCACTGGGTGGGAACTTGTCTTTAATCTTTTTTAGAACAGCATATAACGACTTTCTAAACTCCGTATAGTTCTTACCATAGTAAGTACCGTACCTACTGACTCTAGGTCTACTAGCAGGTACTGGTCTTACGTCAAGTATAATCTTAGAAGTCGAGGTCGTCATTATCCTCACCTTCGTGGTCGTTATCTGAAAATTCTAGTGCGTCAAAACCATCATCAGTGTCTCCAAACTCTACAATAGTTTTGAATTGTACTGATTTAGGTTTAACTGATACACCCTTTACTCCCATTACTTCGTAATTAGATACTTCAATCTTAGCTCGCATGGTAGAACCATTACCGATACTAAGTTTCTCTAGTACCTCTCCTTGAATACGTTTACCCAAAGAGTCATAAAGTGCAGGGGGGTTGATTAAGTACTTAGTACCATCTCTCTTTTCACCTTCTCTTTTTTGTTTTAGTTTTAGAATTACGGAGCCATCAGCCTGTTTCTCATACGGCTTTTTCCCTTCACCGATCTCGTCGATTTTGGAAATTAGATCATGTGTTTCTGGACTATCCGATAATACTAGTTGACATGTGTAGTTCCCAAATTTATCTACTTTACTTAGTGAGAACCATTTAACTGTACCTACTGGTGTAATTAATCTTACTTTTTTTCTTTCTGACATTTATTTCTCCTGTCTATTGAGTTTATAACGTATGTTTAATCTACAAGTTTGTGTTCATCATACGTTAATGATTTATTATATTCTAATTCTGTATCTAATGATGTTGGATACTTTTCTTCTAACCTTTGGTTAAAGGTAGAGGAAGGAATAGAGGTTCTAGTAATAGAACCATCAATGTTAACTATATAGTTCATAGTGTCTCCTAGTGATATTAAGCGATACTTAGTACAATAAGAGTAACTGTTTTGTTCTCTCATTAGTCTACGCTTTTGAAGTTGTTGAAATCATTGAGGAATTTCGGGTTTCCCTCAGTAGTCTACGCTCTTGAAGTACTTGAAATCACGTTACCCTAGCCACGGTTTGTTATTCCTATCTAAGTTATAGATATCTACGTTGTAGCATTTATTCAATACATGTAGTATGTTTGATATGATCGTATCATTATAGAGGTGGGAGGTTTTTCCATGTTCTAATACTTCCTCTAACTCTTTATGTAGGAACTCTACAGGGTCTTTACGATATTCTGTAAGCATCTCATCTGTTAGCATATTATCTCCTTTATGAAAAGAAAAACTCATCTTCTAATACATTAGATAATTCTAATGTACCACTAGACGGTTGTGATTCAGTAATTTCAATAGGTTGTTCTGTTATAAAGTTATTAAGCACTGTCTGATCTTTATACATTTTATAGAATACCTGTCTAAGTACCTTAAATAACTCAGGTGAATCCGCTACATGTACACCAAATGAATCATGTATCATAGCATAAGAACAACCCTCACTCATGTTATTAACAGTTTCCTGTAGATGACAAGCGTCTAAACTGTGTACAAAATTAGGTGCAATTCCAGTAGCATGGGCACGTATATCTGTGTCTTCTGTATAATTCTGTAATACTGTACGGAATGAACCCTTCTCTTTAACAGTAAACCCTAGAGGTGTCTCTATAGTTGTATTTTGTGTCTCTACACGCTTCTGTTTAACTGGGAAACCATTAGGTGTAGTCCAACATATAGTGTTACTACGTGTTTCCTTAATGATTTCACGTGCAACTGTACTTAAATAAGACATGATCTCACGTCCTTTCAGTATCTTAATGTTAATCGCTTCCCATACAGTAGCTGTATATAGAGTCAGGGCTTCCTTGTATCTCTCACCAAAGACCTCTTGACCGCCTTCCTTTTTAAACTGTTCATCTATGTATCTCCTACATGCTCTCTGTGTTCCTGCGTACGGTACAATCATTACAGGACGCTTCACAGCTTTACGTGTGATCCCAAACTCTACTAGAGACCTCGCCAGAGGCTCTGAGCTTGCTTCTAACAGCTTTAATGTCTCATCCCTAACGTCACTATAGATATCACCTTTAACGCTCTTATTCGTTAAATTAACCGACTCTCCGCCTACCTCATCAAGTAAGATAGCACTGAGATGTTGTAAACCGTTACAAGAACCGTCCATAGCTACCGCTAATCTTGATTCAAATGTATCAGGTGACTCGTGATAATCTCTATACTCAAAACAGAACGCTAGGAATAACCAAGGTTCCTCATCTGCTTCATGCCAGAGACCTGTTTGTTCATAAGGATTGTTAGCTGTCTTAATAATAGCATGGTGATTATCTTTAACCCACTGAACTTTCTCAGCGAATGTTTTCTTTTCTAAACCGTGTCCAAAAGTGTTAGCCCCTTGCATACAGAAGAATTTATATTGTTCCTCTGTTTCTATACGTTTACCTTCTGAGAATTGTAGTAAAGATTTTACATAATCTGTACCTTGAGGTGAAAGAAAAGTTGCTTTAGGGTACGCTCTACCTCTAAAGTCTAGGAAGTACGCAAAGTAAATAGAATCGTACTTACGAAACCTTTTAGCTTCTAGGATAGACATACGTAATGCGAGTACCTTAGATTCTCTTGAGGCTTGTTCTTTGTAGTGTACTGAGGCTTGTTGTCTCCATACTTTACGATCTTCTTTCTGTTCTTCTGTCAAGTGTTCATTAGGTACATCCTCGTGTGGACAAGGTGTTAAGTACAACTTAGCGTCATAAGGTGTTGGTAAGTCTCCCCATGATAGTTCGCTGTTTGTAGCTGATTCCATCACCTCTAATATTCTTTGGTTAATTCTCCATTTAGTATCTTGAAGTCTATTAACAGCTTGTAAAGTTCTCTCAGGTTTAAGACCTCTATACTCCTGCCTATCCACTGTTGTTTGTATCAAAGGATACTTAAATCTTGGAGTATAAAAACCACCACCCTCTAATGAAGTCCAAGGTAAAGGACGTTCAACCATAGGAGTATGATACGTACCTAAGATAGAACCGTCGTTCTCTGTAATTAGTTCCTTTAATTTTATGTGAAACCATGATCTAATTTCTACTAGCTTATCTCTACTTGTGTTTCTTAGGTCACATAGAGGTGGAGCAATTTTGTTATTAATAACTGGGTAAGTAGAACATAATACCTGAATAGCTTTAAGAGCTAATTGCATGAAGCTAGTTTCCTTCTTAGAAATATCCTTATGGTACTTACTGATAAGGTCTTTAGTCATTTTAATTTTTCGCACATCTGAGTAATTAGTTCCTTGTACAAAACCGACTAAAGCTGTCTTTAGTGATTCGTCCTTTTTCTCCAAGTGTACTATAGTGTATTCAGTCTCTAAGAAGTTAGCTAGAGTTGTCGCTATCTTTGTAATACGTCTATCTGTGAAGTGAGATGTGTTCACTACAGTTCTTACAGTGTGGTGTGCTACAACTAATGGGTCTAAAAGTTGTAACATCTTAGCAGGTAGGGCTTTAATCTTAGCTTTACCTTGGAGTATTTCGTTAGTATAAAGACCTAAAGAATTAGCTAAGTCACCTACGTAGTAAGGAATAATGTAATTACATGCTTTGATATCGGAAAGATTTCCTTTTTGTTTACTGTCTTGGTATTCGTTCATCCCCTTTGTTAACATAAGTTCTAAGTTCTCTTGTTCTATTTCTGTTTGGGTCTTTAACAAAAGTATCTCCTTATTTGTGTAAATATTCTAATTTTTTAGAAACTTTATCTAGTAAACTCCATAACAGTTTGTGTTCTTGTGGTTCATACAGGACTTCTCTAAAAACAGAATATTCTTTCAAGTACTTCTTACCTAAGGTACTGTTATTATCTAAACACTCCTGCATATTCACGTACCTAACACATAACTTAATTAAAGTTGCTGTCTTCGACGTTCTTATACATTCTAAATAAGACTTAAATCGTGTATCTTTTTCTCTTGTGAGTAGTAGAACAGGATTAACAATCTTAGTACCAAAATGGTGAGTTAAGTCATCTACGGTACATGTAGTGTCTTCTAATATATCATGTAGATAAGCCACACATACATTCACTTCAGAATATCTATCTAGTGCCTTAAGGGTTTTAATAACCTTTTCTAAATGATACATATATGTCTTGTCACCGTACATCTGCCCCCAGTGATATCTAGTTGTTAGTTGTCTAGCAATATGAATATCCATAGTATCTCCTTACTTTAAATAATTAACAATGTTATCTTTTAATCTCACGACAAAAGCTCTATCCAACGACTCCTTAGTTTCAGTATCTACAAAAGAAGCAAACTTATAAGGATTATAAGTAGCTCTACCTGAGTACTCACTACCTGTTAAGTTAGAGACAATTTCACCTTCAATAAAAGCATGTACATTCTTAGTCTTGGTATTTAATACCCTACGTCTACCACCTTGCTGTACAATAAACTTAGCGTTTACTAGAAATACTTCATCTAAGTGGGCTATTACTCGTTGTGTTTTCTTTAAACGTATTGACCAACAGTTCTTGTGTAAGTTCTTGTATACTTGTACTCGTTTTCCTAGCATTACTTATTCTCCTTGAATTTACATGTCATACCACCCTTCTTGTAGCCTGAAAATATATAACACGTGACTTCTTCATTTTCACATCTAAACAGAGAGTCCTCAATTTCCAAACAACCTTCTGTAGATAAAGAAGTATCTATATTTTTCTTTACATCGGAACAGCTAAATAAAGTTAGCGTTAAAATAATGACAGACAAAATCTTCATGTACTCTCCTTATAGTTTATGTTCTTCACCTGATGGGTCTACCACCTTATCGGTATAAATCTTAAATCCTTTGTGTACCATGTACTGCTGTATTTCATCTAGTTGTTCCCTGACTTCAAGGCGTTGTTTCTTGTTTGCGAACCAAGAACTACCCTCTTGACATTCGAGCGTTAAGTGTTGACCTAGTGTTTGTTTGTATTCTAACAGTGTTGTATCAATCATTTATTTCTCCCTTTTACTAATGCGTCATATACAAGGGCTTGTCTCTTTGTCATAAGAAATCCTGCTCTCATGTAAAGATTTCCTAAGGTTTTTGGTATTAAGTACTCCAATAAGTAATATGGTACTTTATTCATCTACAACCTCAAAAGTCTCATCATCTAACGTAATTGTTCTAGCGTTTGGTGCTTTGATTGTAAAATCTTCTCTTTTCATTTTTTTTCTCCTTACTTACGTCTTTTATATATTATTATATTATTACCTTCCTCTATAACAAGGATAACGAACAGTAAACAAAATGCTATAACAGCTACCCAAGATAGTAATATACTTGTTAAAAACATAAAACAATCTGTAATAGAAACTGAATATGGTTTATTTAAAAAGACAAGAATACTTAGAAATATAAAAGCTAATAAAACACCTATTAAATAGATACTCATGCTAAACCTCCCCTTACAACACCCCATACCACCGCTTGCACCTGATGAGGTAGAAGCCCCAACTCACTCGCTACCTGCTGATAAGCGGTTTCAATGGGTTTATAAAACTTGTTCTTAGGTTCTAAATTAACTGACCTATAAGCCCATACGTCAACAGTAACACAATCACTAGTATCATACCTAAGTATGTTTGTGTAGAAATGTTTTGTCTTGGTACCTCCGAGTATTTTGAGTACTTCATTTTCTTCCTTTGCGTTGATTATGTCAATCGCTTTTTGTCTTTGACTTTTGAATGTACATGTCTTAGTTGTCAGTTTTGGTGTTTCTAAGATATCCCAAGCGTCACTTAAGTTCCTAGCCCACTTGTTACGTGGTGATAACGCTGAGATCACACCACATGCCTTCCATAGAGGTACCTCGAATACTTGAGATAACAAGACAGCCTCATTGTAAGCCCTGTGATACCAAGTGAGACCTTGGTTTAATGTCTGTACATCTGCGGAGTCATAGTGTTTTCTTATCTTTTGTTTAAGTTCTTCTACCATTCGATAGCCTCCTGTTTAGTTATAAACCCGTGTAAACCTGAGACACATTCTAGTCTTGGGTCGTCGTTGAATGAATCAGGATATACTGTTGTTTTAAGTTTGTATTCTATACCCTGATAATGTGTTCCGTGAAATGACACGGTTTCATCTGAAAATAAATTACCTGACATATCTTCCACTTTAATGATCTTTGCTTGAGATACTCTGATTTTTCTTGAGGAGTAACAGTTTACTCTCTTAGCTTTACTGGGACACCTAAGAGTTAGAATATAGTTTTTATCTGAATTTTTTACCTTTTTATAGAAAGTAAAAGAACCCTCCTCAGGTACTATAATGTTTTGGGAAAGTCCCTTAGCACCTTCCAAATCAGCGCCTATCAAATTAGCACGTCTCAAATCAGCAAATCTCAAATCAGCTCGTCTCAAATCAGCACCATACAAATCAGCACCTCTCAAATTAGCACCTATCAAATCAGCACCTCTCAAATTAGCACCTTCCAAATTAGCACCTATCAAATCAGCACCTCTCAAATTAGCACCTTCCAAATTAGCACCTCTCAAATCAGCACCTCTCAAATTAGCACCTGCTTTAATTTCATATCCATTAACTTTCATTCATAAACTCCTTAAGTGTTTCCTGATCTTCAAATAACTCATTATCAAAGTAAGACCTAATCAAGTCTTGAGCAACAGACAGACCCCTGTCAAATATCGCAGAGGCTAGTATAGTATTGTTATCATCTTCGAGATTAAAGTCACGTTTCTTGGATTCAAGTAGTTTTATTAACACGTCTTTGTCTGTGTACATGGTTACTCCTTGTAGTTTCTTATTAGGTCACATGTGTTTATGAAAGAGCCATAGAGAATTATTTGTCTTTCAGTGTAGCCGTTTTGTTCTCCTATAGTTTGATAATGTGTTATCCAGTGTTTTATAGGATAGTCCTTACATCCTATTTGTATTCTATCTTTGTAACAAATTGCTAGATGTTGTTCCCCTGAGAATGTTAGAATACCTTTAGCACCTTCCAAATCAGCGCCTATCAAATCAGCACCTCTCAAATCAGCACCTCTCAAATCAGCACCATACAAATCAGCACCATACAAATCAGCACCATACAAATCAGCACCACTTAAATTAACAAAAGCTTTAATTTCATATCCATTAACTTTCATACTCACTCCTAGTCAATAACTAAATCTAAAGTCATGTTACGTCCGTTAGTTCTATCAATTTTATATTCATCATATTCATAACCTGAGTTTACCAGTAAGTCACGATGTTTAATAATATCCTTTCTCCTCAGTGTTACTTTGGTTCCCATAGTTGTTCTTAAGGAATTGACAATGTTCCCTTGTTTGTCTACAGCATTGTCTGAACATTTAAGGAAATTACCTCGTTTCGGTCTGTTTTCCCACGTAAGAGGGTTAGTACTGTATAGGTCTCCTTTTTTGTCTAGGTAGTAATGCTGTAGATTCCTCATACCACTAGGTGTCTGTACCCAACCCAGTGACATAAGTTCTAACTTACCTTTGTTCTTGATGTAGTTCAGTACTATTAGAATACCTACGATTAAAGTTGCTAAGATAATTGGAAAGATGTAAATTTTCATAGTTGTTTCTCCTTGTTTATTTATTTATTATTTTTAATATAGTCAACTAGGTATACCCTAGGTGCATATTTAACTTTATAGGCTTCTCTTATGTCATTACTAGCTACCCCAATACTTAAGGCAGTCGCTACTAGTAGGGAACAAAAAGTATATAAACACATGACTCTTATTACGTTTTCTTTGTGGTTTATATCATAATAAATAGCTACACCTAATAAGGTAAGTAGTGTTGCTAGTACTACAAACATAAAAAGGAAGTCAGTAAACCCTGTTGTTAGGTGTTCCCAGAATTTAAAGTTGAGCAGTTCTGTAACATATATTGGTAGCTCTTTACTAACAAATGCCTCCGCATTGTTCAAATATCCAAGACTTTTCTCAAGTAACTCATTAATAATTTTATCCTGCATTATGCCTCCACAAATGTAAAAGTAATATCTAAGCTCGGTATCCTAGTTCTATCACCTGTCTTAAGTGTATTATCTATGTTAAGTACACCAATAAACTGTTCATTCCCATTCTTAGAAAGATAACCCTTACCGTTCTCTGCATATAGGAAACAGTCTTGGTCGAATAATACCCTAAGAGCTTCCATCTGTGCTAGGTCTGGATTAGGAATAAGAACTGAGGATTCAGAGTTATTTTTGAAGACACCTTCAGTTGTTAAGAATTTAATATTCTTGTTCCTCAAAATAGCTATTAATAAGTTATGTCTGTCAGTGTCCGCGCCAGTACCTTGTTTTACGTAAGCACTTATTACTGCAAATTTGTTAATTAACATTAAATATCTCCTTTGTAAAATCCATATAAAAACAGTAGTAGACCAAAACAGCCTACTAACCAAGCATGTAACTCCGCACTAGGCATTGTTTTCCTCGTATACCTTAGTAAGCACTTTCATTACAGCTTTGCTGTTATCTAGTACTGCGTTGATTTTTGTGATACCTACATTGAACTTCCCTGAGCCGTCCATGTGTTGAATTTGATATAGAGTACGTCCGTGTTTTTGTACCTCTTTCATCATGTTTGGTTCATTTTGAGTATTTAGAATACTCGCTACTTTACGGATAGATACTCGTACATCGTAACCTTTCTTTGTTGGTAGTGTCATTAATAGGATACCATGGTCGTTTTGTACTACGTCAATCTTTACTGGTGTTGGTTTCTTCATTGTCTTACCTTTTGTTGCTGTTTTCTTCACTGTTTTACCTTTTGTTGCTGTTTTCTTCACTGTTTTACCCTTTGTTGATGTTGATTTTTTAGCTTTAGTTATCTTTGCCATAGTTGTTTCTCCTATTCGGTTATAGATGTTATAATGCCTTGCTTTAAGGCACACATTTTAATAAATAGTCCGTAAGATTGTACTTGAGATTCGGTGTAGTTATTTTTATGTCCTATAGTTTGATAAAGTGTTACCCAGAGTTTTATAGAATGGTCTTGACATCCTATTTGTATTCTATCTTTGTAACAAATTGCTAGATGTTGTGCTCCTGTGAAAGATAAGATACCCTTAGCACGTCTCAAATCAGTACGTCTCAAATCAGCACGTCTCAAATCAGCACCTCTCAAATCAGCAGCACTTAAATCAGCACCTTCCAAATCAGCACCACTTAAATTAGCACCTATCAAATTAGCATGTCTCAAATCAGCACCTCTCAAATCAGCACCATACAAATTAGCACCTTCCAAATCAGCACCATACAAATTAGCACCTTCCAAATCAGCACCATACAAATCAGCGCCTATCAAATCAGCATCTGCTTTAATTTCATATCCATTAACTTTCATGTTTCCCTCCAAAAACCCTTTCACCGCCTAATTTAGCTAGCTTATCCTCAGCCTGTTTAAGCGACTCGTTTACACTCATAGGTATACCCATGTATTTGTTCGTCTCGTAAATTTGTCTTGCCATCTCGATAATTCTCTTTTGATAAGGTGTTACTACGTTGCTCATGTGTTTTCTCCTGTTGTTTAATGTGTGTGAAACATTGCCAAAAAGTCATTTTACCTTGGTTCATTGCATATAAATTCATTACTTTACTCATTACGTCCTGCATACGTGCTCCTAAGTGTTTGTTTTTATTTACTATGAATACGCTTGTATTCTTCTATAATATGTTTTGGTAAACCGCCACGGTACCTACGTCTAAATAGACGATTATACTGACGCCTGTCTTTGTTATCTTTCTTTTTACTATTTTTCTTTACTGGTATTCGCTCAATTTGCATAATATCTCCTGTGTTATTTAAGGTACGTGAAATATTCCCTGTACACTAAATAACACCTAGTAACCCCATAGTTACACTAAGTACAAGTTGGCTTGTATTAGGTCACTAGATGATATAATTTAATTATTTCAACTACTTGCCTGTACTTACTTACTTGAGTTCATGTCTATCAGTGGTGTAAATACTAGTTTTCGTTCAGGATATTGTAATTGCATTTACTTACTTAGGTTCATATAACTAGAGGTAATTGGACGCAATTAGTCACCCTGTTTTTTCACTGTGCCTATAGAATACAATATACTCCCCTGTATGAATAACGCAGTTTCAAGTCACGTTAAGACGCACCCTTGCATACACGCATGATATACTGGACAATATAAGCACGTGGATAGTTCTCTAGTCTAGTTATGTTCGGTTACTTAATCCGCTAGCGCCCTGTATTCACCTACCAACTACCAAGGTGATAACACTAGATTCTTGAATATTGACCAACTCATCAGTATACACTTAAGGTCTGTGTATAGACACGGCATGACACCGTGTTTCGCCTGTATTCCTATATCAGTATAATTTGCATTTATCCCGATATCAGTATAATACGTCCTCATTCATTAGGAAGAAAGCCTGTGCTTCGCACGGTTTCTCCTGTACTCGCTTCTTTTTAGTACGTTTTACCTTACTAGGTTTCGCTTGTTTTGACCTATTCTTATGTAAGTCTAGTTTTTTACTACACATGTGTCACATCCTTTGTTATATTCGTTAAATGTTTTGTGCTCTATATTTATTGTACTTAATATGAATACTAAATATAAAGCTGAAAGAGTTAAGATTGTTTGTTTCATCGTTCCTCCTAAGCTCATAACCAGTATGCCATAGCTAGAATCAGGAGTCAATAGAAAAAACACAGTGCAACGAAAAAACTTGCATAATTCCAATAATTACACCTAGTTACACTGTGATTTTTCTTGGTGGCACCTTGTGTATCATGTATATAAAGGAACGTACACTACGTATATACCACGTATACACCACGTGTAACCGAGTAACACCTAGTGATACCTAGTGGTACCTAGTGGTACCTAGTGGTACCTAGTGATACCTAGTGATACCTAGTGTCTTTAGTATAGATAGTATAAAAAAAAAACACAGTGCTATAACAAATAGTGACATAGTTTGTCAATATAAAACAAATATTCACACCCAGTAACACCAGTTAACACCCAGTAAACTCTA